CGGCACCCCACGAACATGTTAGCCACGTAGGATACATGCGGCATAGTGTTGAAGGCGAACGGTGCAGTCCCGGACGCGGCGACGATGCGATTGGCGAGACTTGTTGTTGGGCCCGCTCCATTGTACCCTGGCGTATATGGCAAAATCCGATACACTCGCTTAAACACGGCCCTCACTTCATTTGTGAAATTCGGTATGGGTACTGTGTCCAGTGTGTGATAGCGGTGTAACAGACATCTGAGAGAATTGATCTGCTCGCCATAGTTCTGTGCATAGCGCTCCGAATGCGGCGCAGCTTTAGTACCAAGGACATGTCGCGTCGGTGTGATACTTGTTAGCTCCTCGCCCTGTAGCGCAAAGAAAGATGGGACCTCGTTGGTTGTCTCTCCCCCAATGTGATCATCGGGATTCGCAAACTCAAAATCATCCCCACCCTTCGTGAACACCAAAATTCGGATAGAACCCGTCGTCGGTGCGGTGAGAGTTGTCAAGACACGAATCGTGAGTAGACCGTTATCGAGCAGGTCACGCCGCGTCAGCGCTCCCGAAGCACTCCAATTTGTGGTCAGCGTTTTGTCGACGTTCAGCCATGGGTACGCTTGGTGGTATGGTACCTCAATCTCGATATCATCTTCTTCGCCAATGTCCACAATCTTGGTGTACACAGAGTTGACATCTGGATTGGTCGTCGCAATGTTGCCCACTGGGTCGTATGAGATCTTCAAACGCCCTTTGTGGAATTTGGTGGCGACAACTTTGATACGGAACACCAATGAACCCCGCCAGTTGTAGAACATCTGGCCCACATACGACAGCGGAGTGTGGTACACACGTGTCCCAACTGTGACGCTAGCGGTATTGTTTACTGCAACCTGCTGGAACAGTGAGGGTGTCACACGATTTACCCAGAGCAAAGTGTCAACGGCAGTGGCTGTGTTCCAACTCGTGGCCCCTAGAAAAGACTCCTTCGATTTTATGTATGGCAAGGACAGCTCATCCTGAGCCTTGAGTCCATGCAACGTTGGATCTATGGAGAGTTCCTGTTTAGGGTCGAGGGAGAACTTCTGTACTGCAGTGCCGATGTTCGACGAAGCCAGCATAGGCGCGTTCATAGGCATCATACCGTGCACATCCGCGATGACAGGCACGTTCGTGTAGCCAAAGATTTTTGCGATATTGCCGACAGCAGTCGCTCCAATAGCTGTAGCACGTGCGAACGGACCAATATACGGAATGGTTGTCAACATGGAAGCAATTGATGCCACAGCACTCGCTGGTTTGGAGACAACACCCTGTGGTTCATCGTACTCATCACCTTGCAGCGCCAGGGCTGACGTCGAACACATCAACTCCACTTCGGTCATCCACGCAAACACTTGAACTGTGACTGCTGTGGTCCCACCCGATACAGCAACGATGAGCGGGGCGTAGACTTCAAAGTTCAATGTGCCAAACCCAGTGACGATGCCAGCGTTGGTCAGCTCCAGCCAGTTCTTGTTATAGAAAAACGGAAGCTCCATCTGCCCTCCCGCGTTGGCGGCAGGCGTTATGTAAAAACCTGGCTGTTGCGACAGTGGGACAAGTGTGGGTTCTTCAGAACCGCTCGGTGGATCTCGAATCTTTGGTCCCGTGAAGCCCAACAGTGGTGTATAGCAGACTCGCACAAGACCGGCTTGAAAGGGGGTTCCATTCACCATGACCTTCACATGCATTTTCCCTCGAATAAACGCGTAATTGTCGATCTTTTTCCTTATGTTCGCGTTGTTGAGAAACAGGAACCAAGGTGCGATGACACCCAACGTACCAAGAGGTGTGCTCGTGTTCCACGTAAATGTGGCAATTTGTGTGGGTCGTGATAGGAAAGCCCCAAGCTGCAGATCATCTGTTCCATCGATCTTGGCGACAGCACTGACAGACGAACCAGCCATGATGATCTCCCCCTCGGCATTGTCGATGAAGGTCACATTTTGACTGGTGGTCTCCAGGTGGGCTGCAGACGAAGATTCACCACCAACGTGGTCCATCTCTTCAGCCTGCAATTGAAAAAGAGTCTTATTACTCTGTGCACACGTGCTCTTATACGTATACACAGGAGTGGTATTTCCGGTAACCACTCCAACACTTTCTTTCTGATTTTCTGTGTTGCCTGACTATGAATTCAAGGTGACGGACCTGCCAAGGCCCACACCCGGGATCGGGACATCTTTGAACTCCTGTGACGCCTGCCTAAACCTCTGACAGAGGGTGTCCCAATCGGGCAGGGTCGAGCTCAATCGCTGAAAGAACGTTTCCGGTTTTCGTTGACTTACCGAACATCAAGGACGCGAGGCCCTCTTAGTTCAGATTTCGACTCTCCTGATGCGCAGACCCGGAGGTCTGACCGAAACGGTATTGCTTCATTTAAGTAACCTTTCCCGTTTCCACATCTTTTG